TGTTAAGATCAGCCGGTAAGGCAGCAGGTAAAAAAATTGGTCATGCAAAAGCAATAGGATCATCTAAAGCATTTAGAAAAGCAGTTGAAAGATCTATGAGACCAAAGCGTACACTTGGTCAAAAGATTAAAAGCGGAGTAAGAAATTTAGTTAAAGGAATGCCTAGAGGACTTGGTATTGGTTTAGCTGGATACGGAGCTTATAATCTTGGTAAAGATATAGCTGGTAAATTTAAAGGTAAAAAAACTGCTGGTACTACTACAAAAAAGTTTAAAAATAATAGACAAAGATGGGCATCAGAAGAATCTTATGTACCACAAAGCCAAAGAAAAATGTATGGTGGTAGCAAAATGAAAAGATATGCTAAAGGTGGTGCTAAACCAGACTATATAGATCTTGATGGTGACGGTAATACAACTGAACCAATGAAAAGTACATATACGCATGGTGGTGCTTACTACAGTAGAGGAAGAAAAGTTCCTGGAATGTACAGAGGAATGTAAAACTTAAAATATGAGTATACTAAAAAAGATTTTTTCAGGCGCAGGAAGCCAGCTTGTAGAATCAGTAGGTGGTGTAATAGACAATTTAGTAACTACAGACGAAGAAAAATTAGAAGCTAAAAGAAAGCTTAAAGAACTTATCATGAACCATGAGGTTCAGATGGAGAAAAATATAACTGACCGTTGGACGGCAGATATGAATTCTGATAGTTGGTTAAGTAAAAATGTAAGACCTATGGTTCTTATATTTTTAATAATATGTACTATGTTACTAATATTTATTGATGCAGGAGCAGTAACATTTACAGTAGAAGAAAAATGGACAGATCTTTTACAGTTAGTATTAATAACAGTTATTGGTGCCTATTTTGGTGGCAGAACTGCAGAAAAATTTAAAAAAAAATAAGTTATGGCACTTAAAAATGTATTTAAAGGTATAGGTAAAAGAGCAGCTAAAGCAGCGGGTAGGGCTAGTGCAGCAACTAAAAGAACTTACAAAAAACTTGCAGAAGAAGGATCTAAAAAAACTGCTAAAACTACAACTAAAAAAGGACCTATTAGTAAAAAAGATTTTACTAAAAGAGGTAGTGCAACTGGAAAAAGTAAATACGGAACTAAAGGATCAGCAAAAGGATATGCTGCATATGTAAAAAGTTTTGGTAAAACAGGCAAAACAGGTAAGACTACTGGTAAAGGAACCAAAGGTAAAGGTACTGCTTGGTATAATAAAAAATATAATCCTTTTGGTAAAGGTATATCAGCTAAAAGTGTTGCAACAGCAATCCCTAGGGGAGTTGTAGGTGCTGCTAAATTTGCTAAAAACAAACCTGTTGATGCTATAGCATATACTGTTGCAGGTAATTGGGCAGGTAAAAAATTAGGATTATGGGGTCGTAATAAAGGTAAAAATACTCCAGCACCTAAACCAGAGATAAAAAATTATATACCTAAAACAAAACCTAAAAAGATAAAAGCATACGGTGGAAGAACAGCTCCGTCTATGAAAAGTAATGGAGGTCTTAGGTATGTTAATGGTAAATGGACTAGATAATGAGTGCTTATAAACAAGCTATAGGTTGGTTGGCTAAAACTTTAAGCCGTAGAAAACCTAAAAGAATTGTAACAACTCAAAGAGGTTATCCTTTTAAAGGAAGTCTTGATGCAAACTTTCAAGACTATGCTAGAAAAAATTTACTAAATCTAAAAGGATTTGGTAGTGGTCCACTTAATAGAGTATTAAGACCTGATGGAACAATAGGAGAACAAATTGTTAAAAAAGCTCCTGTTAAACCTAAATTAAAAACTGTAACAGGAAAACAAATGAGAATTCCTGGAATGAAATCTGGTGGTACATTAAGAAAACGTAATGGAAACTGGATGAGAAAATAAATACTAATTTTAAAAATTTAAATTATGCCCGCAAATATGAAAAAAGCTGGAATGTCTTATAAGAAAGGAGGTTCTAAAAGTAAGAAAAAAACAATGTATAAAAAAGGTGGAATGAAAAAAATGGCCTATGGTGGCAAACTAAAAAAAGCAGGTTGGGGACAAGATGTAGAAGATTGGTTTAGTAGAGCAGGAGATAATATTGGTGGTTTCACAAGAAATCTTGCAAGAGATCTATCTGATCCATTTATTGCAGGAGCAGACTGGCTTGTAGATGCAGATAGAGCTTGGATCCCTGGATCAAAAGATCTTTTTAACATTAGACCTGATGATTATAAATATTCTGAAAGAGGTTGGAATAAGCCAGGATGGAAAGCTGGAGATCCTTCTACTCAAGGTAGAAATAGAAATAATACACCTCCACCACCACCAGTTGATACAAGAGGTAAAGGTGCAAGAAATAGATCAAAGTGGGCTGCTGAAGAAGAATATGTTCCTCAATCTCAAAGAAGATCTATGGGTGGAAGAATGAAAAAATATTCTGATGGAGGTCATGTTGTACAAGGAAAATTCCTAAGACAAGGACCTACTAGAAGATAATGGCAAAATTAAATTCATTTGTATTTAGAGGTACGCATAGCAAAACAAGAAAAGGCGTGCATTCTAAAAATGCTAGCAAATCTCAAAATGCATATAAAAAGCCCTATAGAGGACAAGGAAGATAAAAAAAGAGGAGACTATTGATCTCCTCTTTCTTTTATAAGGCCCTCAAGAATTATAAGATAATTTATGGCATCTCCTATTTTTTCTTCTAACAGTTCATCTGTTGGGACCTCTTCGGGACATTTGCTTATAATGGTTTTAATACATTCAAAATGTTTGCAAGCATATTCCCAAGCTACACCTTCTGGTGTATCATGAAAAGAAAAACCTACACCTTTTTTAAATGATTGAAATACATCTAGGTCAGTAGCATATTCGTTCATTTTTACAGCATAAGTTTCTCTAGTTTTAGTGAACCTCTGTTCTAGAAGTTCCATGAATTTATCATAAGTCACGTTATACTAAGTTTTCCGCGTCTTTTAATACTTCAGGATTGACATATGGCATGTCATCCTCATTCACATTTTTAGGAACAGTAGGTTCCTCCATAGAAATAATTTTTTCTAAATCCATATTTAAATTAATTAAAGGTTAAAGTTTTTCACCAAAACATTTTTTCATTAATCTTGTTAATCTTAATTCAATGCTGGTGATTGATTCAGTTAACAGTGTAAGTATAAGTGCTGTTAACCAAAATAATATAATGATCAGTAATAATATTGATCCACTTGTTATCTTTATGCAAGATAATAAAAAATTTAAAATTTTATTCATAATTTTAAAATATATATCTAATTTTATTCCAAGGAATAACGTTATCATGTTCTTTTACAAACGCTTCTATAAGTTGTTTTTTTATTTCATGTTGATATCTTACGTTTTTTCCTCCGTATTGTGATATTTTATTTTCTTGCATGTTTGGTGTCCACAAATCTTGTTCTTGAAGATCCCACCCTTTTAAAAGATTAGAATAATGTTTATTAGCGTTATGTGTTAAAAATATACATTCTGCTAACACATTATCTGTATTAATAACATGATTGTTTATTAAAGCAAATAACTCTTCATAGTCATCTAACCAACCGTCATACACAATGATGGGACTAAAATTAAGATGAACTTCATATCCTGCATCTTTAAATTTATTTATTGCTTCCACTCTTTCTTGTATTGTTGATGTATTTGGTTCATGTAATTCACGTTTTTTTTCAGGTATCATACTAAACCTTATTCTTATTTTCTGTTTTGGATTGTATTTAAGTAAATCTTCATTAACATATTTAGTTGCAAAACTTGCCATTATTTTATCATGATTTTTAAAGAAATCAAATATTCTTTTCCATTCATGATGTTTAGCATGAAGAGCAAAATCTTCATTACAACTTATATCATATGTAATATATTTATGATGTGTTTGATTTGGTTTTTCCACTTCTAATGGAGCAAATAAAGAATGATTGTTTATTTCTGTTAAAATCTGATTTGTGTTTTTAGCTATAGATAATCCTTCAGGCTTATGCCTTTTCATATAACAATATGAACAATTATATAAACATCCCCAGCCAAAACTAGGAGATATAAAGTCTGTAGATCTACCCGATGGGCGGATCTTCAGACTTTTTCTAATATCTTTACTAATTACAGTCATATTTTAAACTCCTCAAAAGTATCATAGTCTTGTGCTTCTTCATCAGCATCCCAATCAGATCCTGTCATGATAGCTTGACTATATGTATCTGCTGATCCATAAGTTCCATCTATGTGACCATTACCATTTTTATCTATCCAATTTTTATCCATTTGATGTAAACCAGATTGACTTAATAGTTCTGCAGTCATAAACTCATGAAACTTTACTTGATCACTCATCCATGTTCTTGGGTGAGATTTCTTAAAAGAATGTGTAACATGATTGTAAAATGTCCATGCATTATTAAGATCAGCTGAATAATGATATGATGGATCTTTCATTTCTGCTTTTATAACAGAAACTTGTGAAGCATCTATAATTTCTTCATCTAAAAATAATCTTCCAACTAGTTCTGCCTGATTCTTTTTAGGTAGAAATATTTGTCTCATTTTATTTTTATCATCAATTAACTTATCAAAATATTTATTAGCTGACTTAATTTGTGAACTTATTTGAGTATGAATATCATGATCTGCTTTACCTGTATGTTTTCTAGCATAGTTTGCCATGTCTCCACATAACATACCATTGCTACATACATTTACAAAAGCTCCTACAGCACACTGAAAACGTGTACTTTTATCATAAGAGTTAGTCCAAGCAAACATCATGCCCATCTCTTCATCTTTAGTAGAAGCAAGGTGATATACACCCTGCGCTACCTTTGCATTCATATTAGCTCTATAAAGTTCTTTTGTGATTCTAAATCCATTGTTGTCTAATAGAGTTTTAGTAACATCTATGACATCTTTATGAGGAATAACTGTATAAGTTTTTCCATGATTAGGTAGTGGAGCTGCCACTAACATATCTCTTGTAGTTGTTGTTGGTCTTGTGTATCCCATAATTTTAGTTGGTTTATTGCCAATAGGGGGCCGTGCACGAATGAAGTGTAAAATCTTTATTACAACGACCTTTAACCCCCCTTGGACTTATTTACAAATATAATAATAAAACTTACTGAAACAAATCTAATTGGTTAGTTTTTACACCAATTATGTTATTTATTTCTTTCTCAATTGCATTTAAATAATATTTTTCATTAATGTCATAGTCTGACCATTTTTTATGTTCTAATTTATTCATTACAGTTTGAACCCATTGCCCAGACTCTAATTGAATTTCTCTTTTATCATTCTTATTTATCTTTACTATTTTAC